GCCATCTCCCTCTCACCGGCAAGCCCTTGTTCCTGGAGATTCTTATACTCCTTCTCCAGATCTTTCAGTTCCAGTTTCAGATGCCCGATCATCCGCCTGGTGAAAGCCTCCATGTTGGCCACGTTGCCTTCCACCGACCTCATGCCCGCCAGCGTCTTGTCATCAAGGAATATTTCAAGTTTAATGGGATTCATCAGCGTTTTCCTCCTCGTCAAGCAATTGTTGTAAATAGTCCGCCGGAGATATGTCCGGCTGCTCGTTGCGGCTTCTCCTCTCGGCAACCATCTCCTGCGTGGTCTTCTTCCTTCCCGGCACATGGCGGGGAAAGTCCTGCCACATCAGCATCAGCATCGGGCAGTTCACACCGCGCATGATGTAGTCCACACTCCAGCCCGTGTCACGGGCTATCTGTCCCACGAGACCGAACGGGCTATGGGCGGGTTCCGTGTACCCCTTTAACTCCCGTTCTGTTTTCTTTGGCTCAGATTGGGCGCCGTCAGGCTCATTACCTCGGCCAATCTGATAATATTCCCGAAAGGGATGGTACTCATCGTACTGAGTGCAATCATCCAGGCGTCTTCCAGGGCGGAGGGGTGCATGCAGCTGCGCAGCATCCATGCCACCGGACGGTTCAGAAGCCTGCCCGACACCCTGCCGCGGACGATGGCATATGCCACCATGCGGCTCACTGTCCTGGTGTGCTTCACCATAAACTCCAGCTTCTGTTCAAAAGTGTAGGCCCTGAGTTCCTCGTGTGTCACACCCAGTTTCAGATACATCCGTGCCATGCGGCAGCGGCTTTCCAGGGTTGGTATCCGCATCACCCAGCGGATGTGTCTCCCTCCGGGAAGCCGCAGCGGAAGGGAGATGCCGGCATCCGACATGACCCTCTCCGCAAGGGATTCCAGTTCAAAGTTCGGTTTCATGGGCAGCCCCCCATTAGCCTGCAGCCTCGGTACCCGTATCCGGGTCGATGCCCTTGGCGAAGAGCTTCATGCGCTTGCCCTCAGAATTCTTCAGCAGCTCAATGTTCAGGGAAAGCCCCAGCACGTTGGATGAGTTGATGCCGTTAGTAAAGTCACTGCCGGTCACCTTGGCATTGTAGAAGCGCAGGGTCTCGCCGCTGTCGGCAACCACGTCCATCACGCCCGTGGCTTCCCAGTTCTCGGGGGGCTCCCAGTTGTTCTTGGCGTCCTTCGTGCCGCCGATGGTGTTCACCAGGCTCTCGGCGTTCAGCTCTATCAGGGTGCAGGTGAATGCCTTCTTGCCGGGATTGGTGGTGAGTGTCATTACCGGGCCGTCCTTCACCTGCGCGGCGTAGATGTCCGTGGTACTCGGGGCGCTCCCGGCAGGCTGCAGGCCTTCCTCGCTGATAAGGCCGATTTCCTTCTCCTTGAATTTGAGGTGCGCCAGTCCGTAAATTAATCCGTCCATAAATTCTTTTGTTTTTTAAGTTCTGTTCAATCGCCGTTTAATCAGTATCAGAAGAAGGACGGCAACGGCCAGCCGACCTGTCCATATTTGAAACCACTGCCAGCCGGTGGGTTCCCTTATCACCTCAGGAGGCAGGGTCTCTACCGCTGAGGATGTCTCGTTGCGGATACGTGTCAGTTCTTCCGTCAGCATTATTACCTGGCGTGCCAGACTGTCGCAGGTGGCAGTCACCTCCAGGCTGTCTTCCGATATGCGATTGACATTCACTGTTGCCTGCCCGCTGCGCTTACTGAAGCCCGTCCCCACAGGTATCGAGGTCAATATCTTCGTCGGAAATGCCGTCCTCGCCACACTGGGAGGAACGGGCTGCTGAAGGAGAGCGAACCCGCTTCTGCCTTGCAGGCTGTCGGTATGATGGCTGGTCTGCATCAATTCCCCCTGACTTCTGCAACTCGATACGGATAGGACAATCATTATAATGGCGGCAAGTGGAAGCCTTACGGATAGTACGGTTGAGTTCACGTACCGCCTTGTTAAGCTTGATGTTCTCATTCTGCAATTCAATTAATGTCCCCGAAAGGTTGTCATACATTTCTTTATAGGCATCGTTCCGCTCCTTGGCGGCGATTACCTTGCTGTTCTCCCGGTGTCTCAACCATGCCCAGAGGGAACCGGCAATGCCGCTCGGCACAAGCCACTGGAGAATCTGCATTATCGTTTCCATGTTCATGGCCAAGTAGTTTTCAATAATCACTTAAAGCAGGCTCCAACCCGTGATAATGTCCTCCATCACGGCAGGTACTCCGTTTTCCACCTGCGACATCGCAGCCGCAAAAGCGCACATCGTACCTTGATCACCCACATCGGGTACATAGCTTGCCGGCACCTGCATCTCCTTGCACACACGGCTGATGTAACCGTTCGTGTTGTTCTCTGTGGGTGGCGCCCAACGTCGGATAAAGTCGGCAATGGTGCGGCAGCCGTGTTTGCGGCGATAGTTCTGTAACAACTTAAGACCGGCACGGTAGCCGTAGGCCATCGTCCTGAACTGGCAGAACGAACGGTCCTGCGAAGGCCGGATTTCCCCCTGCCACACGGTGGTGGCAGAGAGACGGATATTCAGCGGGTTATTGTTGCGTAGTCCTCTGCTCATCACTATGCCTCCAGTTCTTCACCCGCATCCTCCGGAAGCGGACCAGCCTTCTCCTCTCCAGCCTTTGCGGCAGCCGCGGCAGCTTCACGACGGATCTGCGCCCAGTGCTTGTCCGCTGTCACCTCCGCGTCGGAAGTCTGTGCCGTCTTGCCATCATAACTGTAGATGGCACCGATAGCCTCCTGCTTCTTCGGCATCGTGATTTCGTAGTGGCGGAAGTTTACAAGACTCTCCTGGGTCTGCGGATTGGTACGCGCCTCGTTATAGTACATCTTCGTGGAACCCTGGGCACGGAACATGCGGGGCACGTAGAAGGCAACGGACGCCTGCATGTCCGTCTCGGCGGGAGAAGTCCCGAAAGAAACCTTCACCCCGGCATTGGTGAAGTACGGGCAGTTTACAAATTCATAAATCTCGAAACCGTACATGTTCGTCACCTTGCCGGTGGTGTAGTTGTAGTACTGCTCACGGAACTTCTGGTCTTCTTCCAGCAAGTCGTTGATATGGTCGGGACAAAGCACCAGACGACGTCCGTCGGTAGGAACCTCCGCCTTGTCGAAAGCTCGTTTCAGGGCGATGACATCCTTGCGTGTCATCTTCTTGCGGCCCGTAGCGTCAGCCTCACCCGAAGTGGGGACTACTGGGGTGGTTTTCGTATTGCTGTAAGGGGACAGCGCATGGATGGCCTTCTTGTACTTGGACGTGTCAATGGCATTGCTGTGGCGCTGCACATCGGTGGAGAACTTGTCATAGGAAATGGCATACAACTGGTCGTCCGTCACGCGGGTCGCCTTCGTCTGGTATTTGTCCAGGCCGATGGGAATATCACCTTCCGTAAGATTCTGGACCGGAATCGGATAGGTGGTATTGTTTATCAGCACATCCGGATCACCTCCCACATCCACCAGATGGATGACCTCATTCTCGGCCTTGGCCGAATAGTCGGGAATCCCGTTCAGAAAACTCGCCGCCAGCCCCGCATTCAGGCGTTTTACCAGCTCACCGGTCCACACCTCAGTATATACGCCCTCAAAGGCTGCGCCCAGGGGCATGAAGTTTCCAAGCACAGCCGGAACAACCGCCCCGGTCGCTGCGCCATAAGCGGGATCCATTCCCACCACATTCGCCAGGACGACGCCCATCAGGACGTTGAACAGCGTTCCGCAAATAAATTTCATCATGTCGTTTTACGATTTTACAAGTTACTATTACTGTTTCTCCTCTCTCAGAACTTAGGGCAGTCTATGCCGTATTCCGCCTTGTACAGCTCACGGTATCTGGCCGGGTCGTTCTCGCGCATCAGCTTCAGCTGCGATTCCGGCACCTCGCTCAGTTTGCCCCACTGTCCCGATGCCATGCCGGCACTCGACGCACCGCCTCCACCGGTGTTAAGCAACTGCATCGGCTTGGTGGCGGCAGCCATGCTGTCCAGTGTCAGTTTCAAGGAGTCCGCTCCCATTGTCTTGCCCAGACCGATGAAGTGTTCCCTCTTGTCCGCATTGAACTTTCCTGCCTTGATGGCGTCATCCACCATCTGCGTCACACTTGCCAGCCTGATCTCGTCCAGCTGCTTGCGCAGTTCCATGTTTGCGGTCTGATGTCCTTGCAGGATACCTATCCTGGCAAGGATCTCCGTTTCTGTCGCCGTCTCCGGCAGGCCCAGCTTCAGGGCGATAGCTTTAAAATCTGCATTCATAGTCTCTTTTGTTTTTGAGTTATTGCTTGGCGGGGTTTGTCCGCCGTCTGTTTTCAGAAGGGGCAGTGCGGTGCAGTCTTCGCCGGTGGCAAGTTTCAACTCATCGCCCCGGTAAGAGAGCATGACTATATTGTCGTCATTACCGCCCATATCCACCATACTGACCTCCATCAGCCTGCACCTCGTGATGGTCGGACGTGTCTGTCCGGGTTTCAGCAGTACGGGGTCGTCACTCGACTCCACGATTTCAAAATAAGGGCTGCACATCTTCAGAGTACCTTTGTCCCATTGCTGCTTTGCCAGTTTCGACTCGTCACGGACTTCATCAAAGTAGGGTTCACCGGTGATTTCGGCACCTTCCACTTTCAAATCCCTAATATTTCCGATAATGATACCCCTCCAGTGCATCCACAGCATGACGGGATTTCTCCGGAACTGCTCCAAATCCACCCCGTCAGTCTTTACCCAGGTGCCGAAGCAGTTCAATGTCTCGTTTGATATCCTGATTCTTTTAGCCATGATTTCCGTCTCATTTTGTCGCAAACTTACAGCTACACCCATAACCGCACAAAAAAGTGTGTAACGGTTGCCCTCAAGTGTGCAACCGTTTTGTAACTGTGTGCAAGCATTGCGCCGTTTTTTCGTGCCCCGCACCACACTTCGCAACTTTGCCACTGTAAACAAGAAATTTCAAGGTATATGGCAAACAGTAAGGACAAGCAGAAATCGGTGGCGAAGCACCTCTACATGAAAGGGACCCCCACCGCACAGATTGTGGAACTCACCGGAGTGAGCCGCCAGTCCGTCAGCCGGTGGCTGAACACTGAAGGCTGGAAAGAGGAACGCGCCGCACGCGAAATGAGCAAGGAATCCATCACCTCCAAAACCCTTTCCAAACTGGGGGACGCCATCGACAAGGCAGACGGTGACGAAAGAAGCATCGGGCGCATGGCTGACTCGCTGCTGAAATCCGTCAAAGCTATCAAGGAAATTAACTTGAGCACCACCATTGTGAACAAGGTGGATACACTCATAGAGTTTGAGAACTGGATGGTGACGCACCGGGACGAATATCCCGAGATAGACGACAAAATGCTTGTACTCATCAACCGTATGCACAGCGAATTCATGGGAATCAAATTCAAACAGAAATGACAGCGGAAGAAAAAAAAGAAGCACTGCTGCGGTGGAATGAGCACTGCCAGCGCCTGTTGCGCCTCACCTCAAAACGCAAACCGGAGACTGAAGCCGAACGGAAAAAGAACATCGCCCGTGCCTTGAAAGATTACGACTACTTCTGCCGGCGGTACCTGAGCCACTACTGCCAATGCCCCAATGCAAGATTCCACAACGAGGCCGCCCGTTACATCGAGAAGCACCGGGAAATGCGGGCCGTTTTCAAATGGCCGCGCGGACATGCCAAGTCCGTACACCTGGACGTGGGAATCCCCCTATGGCTGAAGTTCAAGGGGGAGCTGCACGTCATGGTATTGGTGGGGAAAAGCGAGGACAATGCCGATGCCCTGTTGAGCGACCTGCAGGCGGAACTCCAGTTCAACCAGTACATTGTCGAAGACTTCGGCGAGCAATACAACTCCGGATGCTGGCAGGAGGGCGAATTCGTTACCAAGGACCAGTGCGCCTTCTTCAGCCGCGGACGCGGGCAGTCACCACGAGGACTGCGTTTTCGCGACAAGCGTCCGGACTATATCGTGGTGGATGACCTTGACGATGACGAGATGTGCCGTAGCGAGGCGCGTGTGCGAGAGATGACAAAATGGGTGAAGGAAGCCCTTTTCGGTTGTTTTGGCGGTAAGGAAGGACGCTTCATCATGGTGGGCAACCTCATCGGCAAGAACAGCGTGCTGCAAAAGATGACAGACAGCGACACCGTATATACCAGTACCGTCTATGCAATCGGCAAGGACGGGACTCCCGCCTGGCCGGAATGTTACACCATCGAACTGCTGCGCAGTCGTGAACGGTTCATGGGCTACCGAAGCTTCCAGAAGGAATACATGCACAATCCCATCACCGAAGGTGCGGTCTTCCAGGAACGCTGGATCCGGTGGAAGCGGATGCTCAAACTCCGCTACTATGAAAGCCTGGTGCTCTACATCGACCCCAGTTTCAAGGACAGCAGCAAGAACGACTACAAGGCCGCCAAGTTGTGGGGACGTCCACGCGCCGGATTGAAAACCGCCAGTCCCACAGAACTGCATTGCCTGCGTGCTTTTGTGCGTCAGTGCAGCGTGGGCGAAATGGTGCGATGGGTTTATGACCTTTGGGAGTCACTGTCCGAGGACGCCGCCGTCACCATCTACATGGAAGCCAACTTCATGCAGGATACCATATTGGACGAGTTCGAGCGTGAGGGCAGGCAGCGCGGCTACCAGGTGCCCGTCACCGCCGACAAGCGGAAGAAGCCGGACAAGTTCGCCCGCATCGAAGCCGTCAGCCCGCTGTGGGAACGCGGTCTGGTCTTTTACAACGAGAAACTGAAAAATGACAACGACATGAAGACCGGTATCGAACAGACCCTCGCCTTCGAGAAAGGAAGCCGCGCCCATGATGACGGCCCCGACGCTGATGAGGGTGCCATCTACAAACTGCAGAAGCAGGTGCGTGAGGAAAATTTCACACCGCGCATGGGAGTACGCCAGCCGCCCTCCCAAAGCTGGTGAAAATTAAGAGTTCATGCATCACTAAACATTAACCGCTAAACATTATCCCCATGTTCATTACGGAAGACGATTACATACAGATTGGAACGGAGGCATTGAGAATCATGCAACAGAGTTCACCCGACAACCGCCTGGCAGCGGAACAGCGTGCCTTGTCACGCATTGCATCGGCCCTGCGCGGGCGTTACGACATACAGAAGGCATTCGCCTGCGAAGGAGAACGGCGGGATGCCGAACTGGTGGGATGTGCGGTCGATATCGCCCTCTACCACATGTCAGCGTCGCTGCCCCAGAAGATGGGCTCCGAGGTGCGCGAGAAACGCTATAAGGATGCCATCGAATACTTGAAGGAGATACAGGCGGGACGTGTAATCCCCGACATTCCCACCGTCATGGGGCCGGACGGAGAAGAGGATTTCCATAACCCCATCCGCTACGGATCAGCCGCCAGGAACGAGTATATCTGGTAAGAAATATGGTTTTTCAATTATTCATTTTCAATTAACAGACTATGTCCAATCGCAATTACAAGAAACAGAACCCGGTAAGGATTGGCAGGGTAAACCTCGGCAATCCCGCCGAGGTGAAGCGGGTGACCAGACTGTCCGTCGACCTGCAACTGCAGACCGAGGCGCTTACCAAGAAAGACATGCGCGCCTGGCGCAACGCCTGGCAGTATGCAAAGAATGTGGAATATCCCAACCGTGTGCCGTTGTATGACGTGTATGGCGACGTGGAGGTGGACATGCACCTCACCGGATGCGTGGGACAGCGCAAAGGGTATGTGCTGAACAAGAGTTTCCGCATCGTGGATCGAAAGGGGGTGGAGAACCCGGAACTGACGGCCATATTCGAGGCGCCCTGGTTCAAGACCTTCATGGACCTGGCACTGGACGCGCACTACTGGGGGCACTCGCTCATCCAGTTGGGAGATGTCATCTCCGTGGACGGGACACCCGCCTTCAGCGAGGTGCAGCTGGTACCGCGCCGCCACGTCATCCCCGAATACGGGGTCATCGTGGTACGTCAGCAGGAGGCATGGCAGAACGGCTATGACTACCGGCACAGCGAAATGGCGGACTGGACGGTGGAGGTGGGCGGCACGCACGACCTGGGGATGTACCTCAAATGTGCCCAGCATACCATTCCCAAGAAAAACGTATGCTCCTTCTGGGACATGTTTTCCGAAATATTCGGTATCCCCTTCCGGGTGGGAAAGACCACCAGCCGGGACTCCAAGGAGCTGGGACGTATCGAGAAGATGCTGGGCACGATGGGTGCAGCAGGCTGGGCGCTCTTTCCCGAAGGCACCGAGATAGAAATCAAGGAGTCCACCCGCGGGGATGCCTACAACGTCTTTGACAAACGCATAGACCGCGCCAACTCCGAACTGTCAAAGGGAGTGCTCACCGAAACCATGACTACGGAGAACGGCAGCAGCCTTTCGCAGAGCGAGGTGCATCTGGAGGTGCTGAAGAACCTTGTCAGCAAGGATGCCGACAACCTGCGGGACGTCATCAACTTCCAGCTTATCCCAAAAATGATAAAGCACGGTTTCCCCCTGAAGGGATACCGTTTTGACTGGTACGAGGGCATAGACTTCACACCCGAACAGCAGATTGCCTATGAACGCCTGCTGCTGGAGAACTACGAGGTGGACCTGAAATATTTCATCAACAAGTACAATGTGCCCATTATCGGGAAAAAAGCGCCCGCACCGGTGGCTGTCCCGGCAGGCAAGGAAAATGGCAAGGGGGATGGGGAACAGAAGCTCTGTTTTTTCGACTGAGCCCTTCTGACTACGAAGGGCTGCACAGACGAGCCTTGCTGGCATATTACGGAAATGCACTGCCGCTGGCTGACAGTGGGGAAGATGAAGAAGAGGAAATAGATACTGCTGCCGTGGAGGCGTCTTTTGTCCTGCTGATGCGCTGGCTCCACCGGCAGCCGGAATTCACACCAGAGATGCTGGCGGACAAGGAGGTGCAGAAGTTCATACGCGACCATACCGATACGCTGGACCGTGCCGTGGATTATTCAGTCCGTCAACGCCCCATGGACGACATCAGCATACGGCGGCTCAAGGAAAGCAATTACGTCTTTTCCGGCTTCAAGACCTTCCATGAGCTGAACGAGGCGTTCCCCTCGCTGCTCGATGCGGACGGGAACCGGAAGCCCTTTGAACACTTTTTGAATGACGTTCAAAAGGTGAACGAGACCTATAACCGCTGGTACCTGAAAGCGGAATACAACTTCGCCATGGCATCTGCCGCCATGGCTGCCAGGTGGAAGCAGTGGTGGGACGATGAGGACCGGGACCGCTACCTGCTGCAATACCGCACTGTGGGCGACAAACGGGTACGCGAGGCACACCGGGCACTGCATAATGTCACGCTGCCCATTACCTCACGGTTCTGGGATGAATACTTTCCCCCCAACGGGTGGAACTGCCGCTGTACGGTGGCAAGGGTACTCCGTAGCGATTATCCGGAAAGTGACGAACACCGGGCAATACTGGATGGCAGCCAGGCCACAGCAGGCAGGCATCAAGAGATGATGCGCTTCAATCCCGGCAGACAGATGGCATGCTTCCCGTTCTACAATCCCTATACCATCAGCCGGTGCAAGGACTGCCCTGACAGACCGGGTACGATGGGACTGGTCAAAGTGCCCGACAATGAATTGTGTGCGGCCTGCAAGATGATAAGGGAAATGACCAGACGGAAAGAAACATTGAAGATACGCAGAAAGGAGATACAGAAAGAAGCGTCCGGCCTGAAAAAAGAGGTGTTCAGAAACCCCGGATTCGGCAAGGAAATACATGTCACGGGAAAAAGTATAAAGGAATGGCTTAATCAACCTCATAGGCGGTATGCAGAGAAAAATGAGCTCCTGCTACAAATCAGAGAAGTTTTGCAGAAAGCCGGCTATTTGGGATATGGCATCGACAAGCACGATGCCGGAACCGTAGCCCATTTGTTTGAAACTGTAGTCGGGAAAGAAAAATCGTGGATTATTGTCAGAGAGTATGCCAATGGGGAAGTAAATCTTCACAGCATCTCGGATAGTGACAACATACTGAAGATACTGGAATAAAAAAGAAGCATCCTTATAAGTAGCCCCGTAGAACTGCAATCCACGACTTGCTTATAAAACTGCTTCTTTCAAATGCAAAGATACGTTTAATTCTTTAATAAACAAGCATTATGCCCCAAAATTCAGACACAGCCAAGGAACTGGAACGGAAGGTGGAGCGCTTCATCAGCCTTACGCTGAAGGACATCGGAACGAAAATAAGCGGGGAGTTTGACCGCAACTTCGAACGCGAAGCCTTCTTCAACGAGCATTGGGCACGAAGGAAATGCAATGACGACGAAAGCCGGGGGCTGTTGACGCGTACAGGGGCCTTACGCAGGAGTATCAAGACGGAGACTACGGGACATAGCGTGGTTTTCAGCAGTGACCTGCCATACGCTGCCATTCACAATGAAGGTGGAGCAATAACCGTCACCAGAAAGATGAAAAGATACTTCTGGTACTTGTACCGGCAACTGACAGATAATTATAGGCGCAACCCCACGGAAGAGGCACTTTTCTGTAAACGTATGGCGTTGAAACGGGCAGGCAGCAGGATAGTCATGCCCTGCCGCCGGTTCATCGGCATGCATCCGGAGGTGGAGCGCATCATCCGGGAAATAGTGGAAAACAATAGCAAAAGAATATTTTAGATATGAGAAGGTTCCTTTACCTCAGCCTCATAGAACGGCTGAAACAACTTACAGACCGGGACGGGAAGCCCGTCATCAGAACATTCGACCTATGGAACGAGCAGATTTCATTCCTGGAGCAGGAAGAGCCTTTCGATGCCCCTGCCGTATTCATTGAATTCCGGCCCGTGAAATGGACGGGCGGCGGCACGCAGACAGCGGACGTGACCCTACGCCTGCATATCGTCACACCCTGGAAAGGGAGTTCCCGCGAAGGCGGCGGCTTCCAGCAGCAGGCGCTGGAGCGTTTCGACTTGCTGGACCGCATGGACCGGCATCTTTTCAACCTCTCCGGAGACGACGGCAACATTTCCTTCAGTCTGTTCCGACGTACCGGAAGCAGCACGAACCACAATCATGAGGAACTTGTGGAGGATGTCACCGACTTCACATGTAAAGTGATAGACAGGGGATAAGGACGGGTCAGAAAAGCGACAGTTGCGCCCGCATCTCTTTCTGGCGTTGGATGATGCGCGGGTCGGCGCTGGCATTGATGATGTTGTAGAAGGTCTTTTCACAGATATGGTACTTCGGCCAGATATAACGGCGCAGAATCTCGCGGTTGGAGAGGCCGCTGCGGGAATGTTCATCGTAAATGCGTACAATGTCCTCTACTCTGAACGCGTAGCTGCATCCTACAATCCTGTTTCGACTTTTTTTCATACCTCTGAAATTATAATACCCTGAATTACCTGAAAACCTGATACAAAGATAACAATAACGGCATATATACACAACAAAGGCCGCCATATTAATCATACGGCGGCCTTTCGAGGATTCATTGGCGTATCTTCAACCTCATGGACAGCATGGTCTTGTCCCACAATATCAGAAAAGCATCCCAATAATCCTGAAAGCTGAAATAGTACCAACTCATTTGCAGATACCATATCGGCAGATAGGCTATGAATATGGTGAACCACAAGGGGATGAGCAGCCAACGAAGCACCAATCTTGCTTTGTCCATTATTGTTTTTTATTTTCATTAAAAAAATCATTCATTGCCTCGCATTCCTCCCTGGAAATCTCTTTCCAAAAAGTAATCACACAATATTCCTTAATTAAATTATAAAGGTACTCATGCCTTTCCCTCACATCGAAAAAGCCATTATCGCATGAACAGACGGCATGGCCTATGCCTCTCTGATATCGGTAAGTATAGTAATAATATTTTCTCATAATCAATTATATTTCTTTGTAATCCTTACACCCTTTACAATAAAAACCACATTATAACCAAGCCTCTTATGGTAATTACTTATCTTCATCAAGGCTGGATTAGAATAAATACTGTCCAATGCCAATATTCCGATATTCATTTTTTTATTGCATTTTCATAAAGCACATCCAATGTGTCCTGGAAGCCTTGCCCGACTTGTGCCCGAACAGCGGACGTACTCCTATTGTCTCCAGTATTCTGCTGACCGGAATACGGGTTTCGTTCCACTTGAATATCAGCACTCCATTTATGTCCAGTACACGCATGCACTCATCAAAGCCCTGCTTTATATCGTCCTGCCATTTGAATCTGCGGAGCGTACCGTATTTCTGTGCCATATATGCCCCATCATTGGAATTGTCCAAATGTGGAGGGTCGAAGACCACGAGCTTGAACGAGCGGTCGGGATATGGCATTGCAGTGAAATCAGCGACCACATCCGGATGGACTTCCAGCTTGCGGCCGTCACATAGAATGTACTCAGCATCCCGGATATCCTGGAAAAGGACATTCGGATGTGTCTTGTCAAACCAGAACATCCTACTGCCGCAGCAAGCGTCCAATATCATTTTCTTTTCATCCATTCTTAATCTGGTTACCGGTTTATCAAATAATCTATTGTTATAAGTATTTCGTATGCTATCCGTGGGTCTATGGAGTTACCGAGGGCGTGAGTTCTGTCCATCCAGTCGGGAATCCCATAAACCACTCCATCCAGTTCGGAGTAATATCGGACGGATTGAAACCAGCTCTCGAAATACATGCAGTCAGGTAGTTGCTTTTTCGTCTGCCTGAATGCTTTAAAATGCTCTCCCGGCGTAACTTTATCCTTTTTGCTTCCGAAGCCGTCAAGGCAGGCAACAATCCAGACCCGCTTTCTTTCTTGAAAAGAGTCCTTACCCGCAGCTGGAATAATAAACGGTTGTACTTCGTAGCCTTCACTTTCCAAATCAACGCACACTTGCTCGAAGACCACTCCGTCTGCGTTACCAATAAGTCCGAGAACATTTTCAGCGACGACCCATGTAGGCCGGCACTCTTGTATAACTCGATACATCGCCGGCCATAAAAAGCGGGGGTCTTCTGTCCCTCGCTGAAGCCCGGCGTTACTGAACGGTTGGCAGGGGAATCCTCCGGCCACAACGTCAACGTTACCTCTGTATTTCTTCGCATTGATCTCATTTATATTTCCATATTTAGGTATATTGGGAAAATGCTTCTTCAGCACTTCCAGGCAAAACGGGTCTATTTCAGATTGAAAAAGAATTTCCCAGCCAAGAGTATCGGCAGCCAAATCAAAACCGCCAATGCCGGCGAATAGGCTTATCATCTTTATATTTCTGCCCATTTTCATTCCATTTTGAGTTAAAATAATTTTCGCATCCAACAAAGAATCTCGTCATCATTCACATAACGTCCATATCTCACTTTCCATTTCCACTTATTGTTATGGCGTCCCTTCCAATATTCCCGATATGCAACATCAAAGCCCTTATGCTTATAAAAAATAATGTAGTCATCAGTAGTGGCGACAATGGTTTCCTCTCCCTCTGACACAGTATTTTCCATACAGTCTTCCGGCATGATACAAGGAGGAAAATACATCATCGGGAACATACTTTTTAGCCATTCTATACCTGAATGGAAACCTACTTGTGCAAAACCTTTATAATTTCCATGATAATAATCATTTAGCCAGGATTCCTCAAAGGCCTTTTCTATCAATTGTTTCATTTCTTTGATTTATTGTTAGTCAACCTGATATAGCCTGCATCCCGTCTTCTCCTTCGCCCTGAGCAAAAAGCTGGCGGTCTCGTCACTGTCAACCACCAGTTTGATGGCGGTAAGCCCTTCTGTTTTGGGCTTCTGTAAAAGCAGGGAGCAGGGCTGGTCATAATAGTTCCAGTAGAAGATGAAATCCGCCACATGGAAATTGTCTATCTGGACAATGTATTTTACGGGAATACGCATAGGACTTCAGTGATTAAATGTTGTTTGAATTCCCTTTGAGGCAGGGTTTCACTTCCCCGTCCGGTACCCAGTCCACCGTAACGATGCCCTTCACCTTGCCGGTACCGCCACACTTGGGGCACGGGACCAGTTCCGTGTCCTTTACCGTGATATCCCCCTGGAAATAGCCGTTGCCCTGACAATAGCCGCAGGAATACCCCGGGAATTCTCCGACGGTCTCCTGTCCCGTCCCGAAGAGGGGTGCCGTTACCAGCACCCCGTTCTGTTTCTTGCTCATGGTTTGTTCTGTATTAAGTTCTTTTTCTCCTTTCATAATTCCAGCCGTTCAGTCTATACACCTCGCGCCGTGCCTCTTCCCTGGTCGGATATTCATTCACCTTGGTGCCAAGAGTGGATATCCTCGGAGGGAAGCTGTCACCCTGACGGTAGGTGATGTCAAGGTACACAGCCCAGCACCGCCCGCGGGGACGGTACCGGTAACGGCGGTGTATCTCCCTCATGTCACAGCTCAACCGCATCACTCTCCTTTTTAGGCTCCACATAGAAGGTCTCTTCCTGCACCACCTGCACACCGATCTTCGGGAAATAGGATACCACGTCAGGATTCTCACGGTCAGCCAGCAGTCTGTCCTTGGCAAGCTCCTCACTGGTGCGGATATACTGCGGCAAAAGCTCCTTGCATAAATTCGTCACTGCCGCCCAGGTGAACCCCTTCAGGTTCTTCAGCTTCGGTGTGCCGGTACGGAAGCCGAACACGCCATGGGCGCTCTCCAGGCTTTTCTTCTTGGAGAACAGTTCTTCCTTGTTTTCTACGGCGTATGCCTGCATGATGTCGAAGTTCTTTTCCTTCGTGGCAGACAGTTCTGCCAGCTGGTCTGCATACTTCTCGCGGATACGGGTCATCTCAAGGTCCATCTTCGAGGTGAGGTTCTGTACTTTGGCATCGGCCGCCGCAAAATCTGCGAAGGCCTGCTCTGCCTGCTCGCGGCTGATGCCGCTGACTACTGTTTTCTTTGTTCTTGCCATAATTCTTGCTCTTTTGATAGGGTTAATAATTTAATAGTTGATTTTATTTTTCTGCTGCTTGCCGGCATTGCGGTGATAGGCCCTGTGCTCTTCTGTTTTCGTAGGGTCCTCCAACTGCCGGAGTTCCCGGTCGATGTTGTCGTAACGCACCAGCTCCGCTCGGTATTCATCCAGCAGGCGGTCGTACTCGATAGGTCTCAAGGCGGTAATACCTGCCATCAACCGGTCCTGATAATCGCAAATACGGTCGGCACTGGCCTCCAATTCCGCAGAAAGTCCGGAAAGGCGCTTCTGTCTGTCAGAAACACAAGTCCGGGGTGTATAACCGGGGGTATGGTCTTTCATGGCTGTACCTCCTCTCTCTGCCTTTTGATTTTCTTGTCCAGCTCCTTGCGGCTGTAATAAGTGAACTTGCCCTGCCTGTAGCTATGTATCAGACCACGGCTGGCATATCCCTTGATGGTATTCTTGCCGCAAGACAGATAACGGCAGGCCTCGTTCTGCTTCATCATGTCGCTCATATCGGCATTGGCGGGAAGTGTCCCCGGGACAGCACTGCCCGGAGAAGCCTTGCGGCGGAGTCCGGTCCACTGCTCCAGACGTTCGATACGTGCCAGTAACCTATCGAAATCCTTGCGTGACAGCAATATGGTATCGCTTTCCTCATCCACCACTCCCAAGGCTCCTGCCGCTGCAAAATCCGTCGTTGTCATGGACTGGACATCCGGCACCAGTTCCTCCAGCCCTATATGTCCGGCGGCGAACCGGGCGGCATCGCGGGCGGCAAAGAATACGGTTTCGTCACGGGTGTCTTCTGTCATCTCCATAACATACTTCTGGAATACCTGCTGTTCGGTCATGCCTCCCCGCAACACCTCGGCCTGCACCAGGCTCAGGCGGTCCGACTTGTGGCACAGTATCGCCACAGCTTGTTTGATTTCCTGTTTCTTTCTCATTGTATCAATCCTTTTTAAGTTTCCTTTCCTCACGGCGCATCCACGCCTCCAGCTGTTTCTTGGTGGCCTGGAGCTCCCAAAGCCTCATGCTTGTAATGTCCTTATGCGCCTTGCTGTACTTACGTGCCCAGATGTTCAGCTTCGCCACGTTCATGCGGTATTCCTCCTCACTGTCGCTGGTGAACCCCTGGTTCAGCTGGGGAATCTGGAACGAAAGGCGGTAGATGTCCCGGAATACATTCCTGGCTTCTGCCATCTGCATGGCCCGTGCCTTGTCGTCCGTCGGGTTCAACCGCTCCAGCAGCTGCCGCGCCTCCTGCATCGTCAGTTCCCGGCTGCTTTCCGTACGGCCGGAAGTGAACTCGTAGATGCAGCCGTGGCGGGCCTCGTCATCCATGCCGATGCGGTGGAAGGTGGCGTGCAGGGCTTTAAGCTGCTGGGCGCTGATAGGTTTGTCCTTACTCGTTCTCATCATTTAAAATGGGTTTGTCTCCGAAATAGATTTCCGCCTCTTCCCGCCAGATGTCATAATATCCTTTCGGTCCGATAAAACGGCCATGGGAAAAAGCGCGCTTGCCCTCCACATAGATTTTCAGTGAGGCGTCGTACTGTACTTTCTTTGCACTGCGTCCGTCCGGGTTCTGACCGCTGGCATGGCTGACAAAAATCAGCAGCTTGTTCTTGTGCCTCTCCTTGAACCTGATATATTGGGCGTATGTCATCTGCGTGTATTGAAAGCTGTCTATCACCACAAAATCCGGCGACTTCTGACGTTTCAGACGCAGGCTGAGCTCGTCCATCGACTCACAGACCAACAGAAAACGGCGGTTCGCCTCCAGCATGTTGCTGCGTCGTACGGTGTTCTGCATGGTCAGGCTGATACCTTCCTCCAGACTGTCATAGACCACACGGCCATATTTGCAGAGTTCCTTGCAGAGCTTCATTACAAAGGAGGTTTTCCCGCTGCCCGACTTCCCCCAGACTATCCACACGCCGCGGCTCTCGGGGGTACCGAAGGCATCATACCATTCACCCTCGAAAGGCAGCGTGTCGAACTTCATGGAGAGCAGCTCACGCACTCCCTTGGCATTCCGGGCAAAGGTCTTGAAGTCATTCACCGCTTCACTCATTGTTCCGTACCTCCTTTCATCCGTCTGGCCTCCAATATGCGTTTGCAGGCGTGCACGACCCGTTTCACCCGACGGAGGTCGTATTCCCCCTGCTGCGCCTCGCGCAGTACCCGCCTGATTTCAGCCGGTTCGGTCAGCCCGTTTGCCTGGCAGATGGCATACACATCCTGCTCCGTGGCCACACTGACATCGAAGAACTTGCGGCCGATACGGCTGTTTATCTCCTTGTAGCCTTTCTTGTTGTAGCGCAGGCCGTTCTCCACGCGGCGCTTGATGTAGTCGGTGGAAAGGAAGATGATGCCCGCCTTGTTTTCCAGACGATTGTATATGCTGATGAAATAGGAGAACACACTGTCCGTCAGCTTGTCGCCCTCGTCGAAGATGATAAGCGGGTTCTGGAGAAAGGCTATCATGGAAATGGCATATTCCAGAATGTCACGCAGGTTGGTCCCGTCTACCGGGGCGCCCACCTGTTTGGCGATTTCCCGGACGAAATCACTCTTTCTCATGTCTTCGGAGCAAAGGATGTAGAACACATTGCGGTGTGTGCGGCGGTACTCGATGGCGGCGGTCGTCTTGCCGCAGCCGGCATCGCCTACTACCCAGGTGGTATTCTTGTAGGCCTGTGCGTCCGACATTGCGAAAGTGATCCGCTGGAAGGCGTTGCTTTCGGTCAATGTCCAACGGTCCATGCTGAAACCGATCTGTGCGGCTATGCGGCTGAACATGTCATCACTGATACTGGTGTACTTCTGATTACAGATCTGTGATACGGTGGCGGCACTGACTCCGCTCAGGCTTTCGCTGGCACGGTTCTGGCTGGGATAGTTGCCGCAATATTCCAAAAGTGCCTCACGGATGGCGTCCTTGTCTTGTTTACTGAGTTCTTTCATTTTTGAATGGTATTTAATTGATTGTTGGATACTGGTTAATTGTCATTGAGGAACGACAGGTACATCTCGGCTTCGGTCATTCCGGAAACCTGCTTGGTGTATTCACCCGGAGAGGCAATGCCCGCGGACACTTCCCCCGGTTCGGGTTCGTAGGTTCCGGGACCCACACCTTCGGGATAGGGAACCGGGGCTTTCAGCTCCCCGTTGGCATACTGCTTGCGTTGCCGTTCCATATTCTTCTGGGATTCACCCACAGGAAGGGGCATCACAAGCTTGGTATAGGCCTCGCCCATGCTCTCTTCAAGCAGCAGATCCTCACTGGCGATATAGTGCCCGGCGAGAGCACGCTTTTGGGCGCGTATCTGGGCATAGAGCCGTTCGCTCTCCTCCGTACTGCGTTCTGCGGTGGCACGGTGGAACACGACTTTCGGAGTGGCGGTGGCGGCATACTTCAGCCTGCCTCCCGCACAGACTTCCCACAGTTCCACGGAGGTCATGTCCATGGGGTCGTATTTGTAGCGGAAACTGACACCCACATTCTGCATGTGGAAGCCCATATCCACCTGGCCGGATTCGTCATAGATCATGTAACGGTATTCCTTGTTGTTGCGGCTGAAGACGAATCCCTGCTTGCCGTACTTCACGCTGTCCTTGCTGAGGAGCTTGAAGAGTTCCTGTACCCCGTATTCGTCAAGCTGTTCGGCTTTCGGACTGTTGAGGGTCGTGTACATTTCCATGCGGGTCATCCCCGTCTCGCTGGTGGGATGCGGCATACCGTTCCATTCACGGCGGCATTCCAGATATTGCTCCTTCATCTCTTCCAAAGTGGGGAGCTGCGAGATGTTTTTCATTATCAGGTCAATGTTGACATGACTGCTCTCCTTGGTGGCGGTCACATTTTGTCCGGTATAGTTGTAGAGCTTGTGCATCACCTGCTGCTGGAAACGCCCGAAAGCGCTTTCGATGGTCTTGCTTTGACCGTTGTGCGGCATGGTGGTCTTGTGCAGGTGGCATATCTTCTTGAAAAAGGCCTGCGCTTCCGGCCTCTTGTGCCCGCCCTGGTTGTCGGTAACTATCTCATAAGGCTTAATCTTCCATGTTTCCAGTGCCATGCGGTAGGCCTCATATTGTGTAAGGAAATTCTCCGCGCCGAAAGAGTAGCCCAGGAACACCTCCGAACATGCGTCCATCACCTCGTACACGTCGATGGTACGTGCCACCATACGTTTGTTCTTCTTGTCGTAGTCCTTGTAATAAAGGTTCAGTTTCGTACCGTCACCATACCATAAGGTATTGGGCATCTGCGGCAGTTTCGTGTCGAACTGCGGCATGAACTCGTTCTTGAAGGCGATTTCACCATGTACCACGCCGTACCACCAAAGCTTGATGCCCGTCTTATAGAGATAGTTGATGACTGTCTGGGGGGATTCCACCGGCTTCAGCTTGTCTTCCTCACGGGTGGCACGCGCATTGCGTTCTGTCACGATCCGGTTGAATTCATCGAATATCTGCATGTCGGTATATACCGGAAACTTGCTCCGTCTCAGCCGCAGCAGGATACGTCCCTCACGGGGACCGATCTTGCGGGCGCTCTGGTTGCCGGTAGTACCGCTGACCAATGCCACGTAACTCCGTTTCTTGTAATCCTCGAACTTTTCCATCAGACGGGACTCGCTCTTCGGAAGTGTATGGTTGAAGGACCTGCGAAGCTCCTCGCATAAGGAAATGACAGTATTGCGCACCAGTCTTTTGTGTGTATAGCCATGTTCGCTGTGCTTGTTACGCAATCCGGTTTCCTGTACTATCATGGCATTCATCACTTTGGCGTTGAGCACATATTCCTTCTGGCGCTCGATGGAGATTTTCGGAATATAGGTCTTGTAAAACTCCACGGCCTTGTCGTCACTTTTTAACCGGATATTCATAGGAAAAGATTGTCGCTTTCTAAGTTGTTCTTGAAGATGTTCTTTAGCTTCGGGATTTTTTGTATCATAAGCTACACGGACGGGAGGATACATGGTGTCATAATAAACCAATGCTTCCCGATTCCTTGCGCCTCGACGAGCTACCGTCAGTTTACCCTGGTTGACATATTTGTCATAAGTAGGCTTACTGATAATGCCACTTTCCACGAGCTCTCTACAACTGACACATATATTCTTACCGTACATTTCCATAATCAGAAACTTTATACTTTTCAACATTGTACAAGCCCCGGCATCGAACCGGGGAGCCGGCCACTTCCGCATGGCAAGGGAAGCTCCGGACTTGCTACCTGTTCCGGACTTTACAGTTTATGGCCGTTATAGTCATATTGCACAACCTTGCCCTCAACATCTATCGACCGCAGATGAAAGCCCTGCGGGGTTGCCTCACGGGCAAAGTCTTCAATGGTATCGTAATTCATCTCGGCAGGTACGTCAGCCTCTGAGCATCTTGACATGTTTCTGAGATCCAGAACAAACGGGTTATTGCTTACCCATGTCACCTTTACTTTCATGCCATTTCCTCCTTTCCGCTGTCCGGCATACAAAGCGATATCGCCACAATAGCCGATAATACGATGATTACAAACGCATTGCGGCTGTCCGCATCCGTTGCGTCAACATTGGTTCCCAGCCACATGCCATAGGTCATGCCCACGGCTACGGCAATCTTCTGAATTGTTCTCCAGGTTTTCATATAATTCAAGTTTAATATCTGTCAATCAATAGTTTTATCAATCGCCTTTAAGGCTTTATACTTGCGGTCTACCAGTCTACCTTCATCGTCAATAGTGAGTGTCCATGCGGGATGATACCCACGTAACCTTTTGTCCTCTGTTCTTTTGTCAGTACTATAGGCTAATACAAAAGAAAATCCCACAGCCGTACACCCGTCGGACAACGGTTCATCAAAATGTACACCCCAATAGGAATTCCTGCCACTACGGGTACCTACCGCCTTCGTCACTTGACGGACGGCAAACACGGGTACTCCACGCTCGTCGTAGCTATCCACAACGACAATCTCAGCACGCTCCGTGGCAAGAGCCCTGCATTCTTCTTTCCAGTAAATCATAAGGATTTGTTTATAAGGTTTTTACTTTCTCGTACGGGTTATCTATCAATGTAACCTCATACATTTTACATCCGTGATTCAGTGCATAAGCACGAAGAGTTTTCGCAAATGGTGAGTTCGTCCCAAAATTCAATGCCGAACGCACAGTACGTGTAGTGGTAAAAAACTGTTTGGCGATGGCTTCTTGTTGTGAAGCGTCTGCCTTGATGAATCCATACCCTTTTTTTTCATGAGGAACGACATGTCTTGTGTTATATTTATAAAGTCCCATCGCATTAAGATGGTAACTAAGCGTTCCTGAAGATTTTAAACATCTCCATCCTCTATCTACTGCTTTCATATTATATAGGGCGAGAAGTTGTGTAAAGGGTATATTAGGATTATTCATAAACGTCTCTCGTAGAAACTGCAAACCAGCTCTGCTCATCTTATTACATCCTGCCATAACATATTTATAAAGTTACTGTATCATTAGCGATCACTGCCTTCACATTCCCATGAGAGTCCAACACCTTCACCGTACGCTTGGCAGAGTCCGTCACATCAATAATCTCCACCAACTTACCACCATTGATTAGGGCAGCTTCCCTAATTTTTGTAGCTTGTACGCTGTTACGTTTGAAGTCAAGCGCATAACACACACTGCGGTGTGTCACATTGAACATCCGGGCAAGTTTCTCTTTGCCTGAAGCACTCAGTTCAATCTTCTTTCTGATTTTGTTCTCCATATCTAAATTTTGATTAAAATAATTCTTATCTTTGGGGCTGTTCTGCTTGAACACGGTGCAAATCTAAGTGATAATTTTCAACCACGCAAATAAACGCGTGATAATTTTCATCTATATGGGTAATATTTTATCAAGAATTCAAGAAATAGCTGTAAAAGAGGGGATAACTATCACTGCTATGGAACGTAGTATTGGTGCCAGTAAAGGCGTATTATCAAGAGCTATAGCCAATGGTACCGACATTCAATCTAAATGGTTACAAAACATAGTTGAAAATTATCCCTTGTATTCTGCAGATTGGCTTATCACAGGACGTGGCTCTATGCTCCGTCACGAGCCAACATCCACCAATTCCGCTCCTACAGCGTCGTTATCTATCAATAATGATTTTGTTTCAATCCCACTAGTGGACATCTCTGTTGCAGCAGGCTGCTGTGGCTACGATAATCCCGATTATTTGGAAGTAGTAGATACCATAAAAATGCCTTCATCCATGGTGCGTAATAGTGAGAAATACTTCTGCGTCCGCATCAAAGGAGAAAGTATGTCACCTACATTATTGGATAGCTCCTACGTTATCGTGAGATTACTCGACCGTTCTGAATGGCAGGACATGCCCGACCAACACATCTACGTCATTAGTGACACTGATGGGCGTTCATATATCAAACGCATCAAGAACCGATTTCGTCAACATGGGTTTCTCGTCTGCATGTCAGATAATGTAGATAAGATCAATTACCCCAATTTTAATTTGGAAGCTCAGGAGATAAACACCATACTCCATGCTGAATGGTATTTCAGTGCTAAAATGCCAAATCTGAATGAAACATATTACGACAAGGTTAATCAATTGGAAGATGATATGGATGTAATCAAAAGCCAGATGCAACAATTATTGCGTGCTATCAATGTAAACGCAAGTTCTTTTAAATAACGATAAAATGAATAGAGCAATGAATGAGAAAGAAAAACTATTATACGAGTTTATGGATGTCGCGTTCACGGATGAGTCCCGCAGAAAAGCAAGAAGAAAAAACGCTGAGTTCTGGAGACATATAAATGCTTTGAGGGAACAGAGTTCAGACAAAATAGAAGTAATACAAGGTATTGTCAAAGACCCCTTCGTAGGAAAGTATTGCACTAATGCGGAAATTCAATGTGACTCATTAGATACGAAAAAGGCCGCAGAGGCGATACTGACCACTTATTACTATCGAGTTCCTCTGGACGTAGAGCCTTCAATCGGTGAAACATGTGACCTATATACTCGTTTACCCGAGCGTTAAATAGGAATTCTTGTAATTCCAATTCAACATTTATAATATCATCACTTGTTATATTGTCAACCTGCAAAGGCGTAGTAACTGCATTAAGGCTTTTCCCTATAATGCTATTATCATTTTCATCAATAATGTCAAATGCAACTACTATTCTCTTTGCCATAATTATTGCCATAATGTTCCCGGCACAATCACCGGGAACGTTTCCATCAAACAACTAATTAATTACCTTAATCTCCGCACGCTTTATCCCTCAGTCGGAGCCCTGAATGCCGGGAGCGTTCTTCACACCTTCAAAAACCATTGCGGCAGCAACAAGAGTCGAACTTGTAACAAAAGACCTGCATACATGTATCATCACGTATGCGCACCTGTGCTCTACCAACTGAGCTATACTGCCAATTATTTGCGACGCGCGCACGTTTATTGCGCTAAAATAGCACTTATTCCATAAATACCTATTATGAATCAGCTGTTTATATGATTAGTGCAATTATACTACTTGCTAAAAACGCTATACTATCCCCCTATAAATATTTATTTAAACGCCTAAAAACACTGGTTAAAGAGAAACATCGCATATAAAACATGTTTATTTTATAGTTAAAATCGTAAGTCCATTTATTTGTCAAGTAAACTATATAGACAAATTAGTAAGTCCTTTCCGTAAGTCCATTAGTAAGTCCATTTCACTATTTAACATTTTAGCACTCTATTATTTCCTTTTATAATTATCATCGCTCACCCATATTTCAATAGATAGATAGCCATATCCTCTAAACGCCCTAAACAGTAGATGTTTTATTTGGAAATACTTCTATATATTCATTATTTAGAATATCTTTGTAGAAATAAACTTCTAAATAATGAATTTATGACTAAGATAATTCACGTACATCTCATTTTCGAGAAAAAGGACTATTATTTCGGCAGTATCAGCGCCATTTATACCGTCCTAAATGACGCTCAAATAGGTATCAAAAAGAGCTCGCTACTTCATGCCGGTCTCACTGATGGCAGCGTTAAGATAACCCGTAGAGCCATTATCAAGCAGTCTCACCTCATTCGTTGTACCCAAGAATGACCTAAACACTCCA